AAATTTGGACATATCAATCATGTGTGCGCCCTCAATCACTCCGCTCGATGGTGATAATCACATCCGCTGTTGCGGTCAGCGGGGTGCCCGATGTGCTATCGGTGACGGTACACCGATACGTCGAATAGAACGATTCGCCAGTGTTCATTCCTGTCTTGCTGAATGTTGTAGTCGCTGCGGTCGGACTATTGACCGTGAGCGTGTCGCCCTCGAGCAATGCCCACGAATAGGTATAGGGCGAGGTGCCGCCAGTCGGCGTGACCGTGGTGCTGTTGGTCGTCGCGCTTGAGGTCTGCACGATCTTAACCAACGTCGCAGGGCTGGCCGATGCGCTAAAGACGGTGCGCGTGATCGACACGCTAACGTCAGCCGTTTTCGTGGCCGCAACGTTATCGGTTACGGTGCAGCGGAAAACCGCATCGTAGGTGGTGCCGCTGGCGAGACTCGTGCCGGTGAAGGTGCTGGTCGCCGAGGATGCGCTGTCCGCCGAGATACTGGTCGAGCCGCTTTGTCGTGTCCACGCATAGGTATAGGGCGACGTACCGCCGACCGCAGTCGCCGTAGCAGATGCCGTGGTGAGGCTCGCGCTCGTGCCCGAGGTGGTAAGACTGCTAGGTGATACCGACAGCGACAGCGCACTCGGCAGTGATGCTGCGCCCGCTGGCACGCCATTGACGGGAGGCTCTGGATCGGACACGCCGCCATCGGGCGTGCGGATCTTAACCCAGTAGTAGCGCGTGGTGGTGTCGGTCTTGGCTATGAATACGTTAGTCGAGATGCCCGTCCAGACCTTCGTGGCTGACGAGAAGGGGGTCTGCGAGGTGTACTCGTAGAGATCATATTGGGAGCCAAGCGGCACGACGGCAGGCGCAGACCACGAGAGATAGATGCTGCTCTCGAGCGTGGTGACGGTAAGGTTAGTCGGCGGGCTAGGTTCGTAGATATCTGGGGTCGGCGTGGTAACGCTCGTCGGTGTCAGATAGTCGGTCGTCAGCGGATCGTTCCAATCTGTAGACGCTTCCTCGCGCAGCACTAACTCGATTGCGCCCGTAGGGTCGAACTGCCAGCCCTCGCAGCGCACGGTCTTGTTCGTCCAACCAATCTCCGAGAACGTCACCGTGCCAGTTTCAAACGGCAGGATACCGAACGCACTCATGCCGCATTTAACCGTGGCGACTTGCCCGTTGCGGCTGCGGCGCGAGAGAAGGATGGCGTGCCGCTGCGCTTCGTACTCGTTCGTGCAGGCTGCAAAGTCGGTCTCCAGCCACATCTGCTCGCCATCGGCAGAAACATAGGACGTATTGATAACCGGCTGGTATTCCATCGCTTGCCAGTTGCGGTCTTTGTTGATGAACCGCCCGCGCACCGAGTTGTACCGTTGGTTATACGGGTACGCGGTGACAACAGAGATACCGCCATTGACTAGGTCACCGTCCGTGAGCGTGAAGGCAGAGGCCGACCATGCGCCAGCATAGATGCGCCACAAGCCGCCCGAGTAGTAGCACACTCCCGCCATCGCTTGCGACAGCACCCGTATGTTGTCCTCGAACCTATCGGTCGCGGTCAGTGCGACGTTACAGGTGTATCGCTTCTGCGTTGCAGACGCTGGTAGGTTTACGGTCTCGTCGCAGATGTCTGCCGCATCCATTACCTTCAGCCAGTCGATGCGGGTATCGTCCTCGCCAAGCCCAAGCGAGTCGTCGATGAGGTAGTCGGCGAGGCACAGCGCGGGGTTCGTCGAATATGCCCATGTCGTTGGGTCTGTAACCCGTTGCGATCCGCTGCCACCGCTGCGCGTAGAGTCGAGCCGTGGGTCGTAGACCTTGCGCCCTTGTACCAGCAGCGTCAGTTCCGGCTTGCCGGTTCTATAGGTCTCCTCGTCATACTTGAATGTTAATGCAACATAGGCGATGCCTTTGCCAGCGTGGGCCGCTGTCCACTGATCTGGCTTTGCCGCTGCTAACTTATAGTCTACGGTCTGCGTAGATGTTCCAGCATAACGACGCACCCATGCCTTGTTGGCGTAGGTGCCGGTTGTTACCTTGCCGTCGTCATCGGTTCCGCTGATCGCCGAGATCGTGCCAATGACCTCGCGGTTGAAGTACACAGTGCCGAGTTGATTGCACTCGTGGCCCGCAATGGCGAGAACTTGGTGCAGATACTCGTTGGTCGTGCCGGAGGTCATCGGCGGAATAACGTTCATTCCAGACGCCAAAACCTCTCCATAGATGATACGGCGAGGCTCTACCGTTCCGGTGTATTCAACGTCAGCCGGTTGCTTGTTGACCTTGGGAACGCCGATCAACGACTCGGTTATTTTTGCCAGTGCTGCGGGGGTTGCCAGATACGTTGCAGCCGTGACTACCGCATAGACGTAATAAGCATTTGACGCGCTAACGGCAAAGGTCGTGACAATAAATTGCGTTATCGCTTGAGCAACCGCTTGAGGCATTTCAGATGCTCCAATAACAGATAGTTTTTGCGCGATCTTCCATCACAACGCCGGATTGCCCAACGCTTGCGATATGCCTTCCGATACATATGCCTAGCGTTTCGCCGTTCGAGCCGCTGAACAAAACAACATCGCCACGCATAGGTCGGCCTTCTGTTTTGTGAGGGCCGATAAATGTATCGACTGCCGCAGCGATGCCGCCAGACTGCGCGATGTAAGTCTGTGCGGTAGCCTCGTCATGGTAACGAGACGCGAGACTAGTGGCGTGTTTCGTGTCGCAGATCACATCAACTGCACGCGCCACGAACAGGCAGCAGTCGTTATCGCCCCACGAAAACTCACGGCCAGCATTGGCCGCAATATGTTCGTGCAGTTTGCTTGCCCAGTCATAGCGGCGCATCAGACTTTTCGCACCTCGCGCTGCTCAATAGGGCTGGGCTGGCTGAATCCGAAACCGCCATAGGCTGCGTCTCGTGCGCCCCATTTGCTGATGAAGCCTTGAATGGAATACGTTAAATCGAAGAACCGATCACCGGAATACAGCACTTGCTGATCTTCATCGGTGTATCGAGCAACGCGAGGCTCCCGGCGCAAACGATGCTCGCACGAAAGTTCTACAACGGCACTTCCGTTGTTGATCTTAAAAACCATCTGGTTCATTCGCCCTTCCCAGATGGTCTCTGGCGTGGCGATGAGTGCGCCTGTGGTCTGACTTACAAAGCCGAGATACATGGTCACATCGCGGTTTTGATAGACCTCGGTCATCGTCGGCACAACGAACGTCGAATCAACACCCGATAGCGATAACTTTATGCCGCGTGCCACGATGTCGATGTTCTCGTCGATGATGTCAACGCCAGCGAATTGCCCTGCGCCAAGGTAAGAATTACCGCCAAACGATAACGTGCCGGAGCCATCATGTACCCGTACCATGCCAGACGCAAAGTCAAGATCGGCTAGCACGACAACGGTCACCGCTAGTTTATCGGCCTCTGTCTCGTTAGTGGCAGAGACGAAACGACTCATGTGATGTCCTCAACAAAGGACAGCGTGACATCGGAGATGATACCGGGCCGCGTACCCATAGACGTTGACTCGTCGGCCACGATGAACCGGCCCATTGGCGAGCGGAAGATCACTGGCGCATTGTTGGCCGGAGACGTTCGCAGCGTAGGCTCGAACATCAGAAAGCCATTGCCAGATGAGTCGGAATTGAGGTCAGCGGTCATGCGCTTAAGTTCGCCATTGACTTCGAACCAGTCGCCCGCCTTTGCAAGCCCGTTGGTCGATGTCGGCAAACCGTCGATGATAAGCGTGCCGCCTGTCTGCGATCCGCCATTGACCAGCGCACAGCGAGCCGAGGATACCCACGAGAGAAACTGGAAGTCGCCCGCAGCGCGTCCCGAAATGTAGTCGTAGAAGGACAGATGCGTGCTAGTTCCAGATGCCGTGAAACTGTCCACATACATTCCGGCCGACGTGCGCGTTGCGCCGTTTAGAACATCTGTCGCACCTTGCGACGTACCAGCCTCCATCGAGGCTCGAGCGTTGCCCTTACCAGCGGCCAAGAGCATCCGTATCGCGTAAGGAGCACTCGCAACAGTAGTAGCGGCAGACTGATAAACATAACGGTCGCCAGTAACGCCAGTGCGAGTGAGGCGCAAACCAAGATGGCTATCAGACGAAAGGACGAGTTCAGCATTGCTGGAACTGAATCCAGTTGTATTTGTAACTGCTGCATTGTTAGTCAGTAACTCTGGGCAGGAGAAAGAACCGGAGAGGGTATAGGCGGGATCGGTAAGCCACACGCGATTGGCACGGCCTCGCAGGATAGCGATCAGCGACATCAGTCGTCGTCGCTTCTGATCCGACACGCTGCGAAAGGTCATCCGCACGCCCCAGCGAGTGCCGGGACGCGACACGGTACGCACTGCGCCAGAGAGCGGCGATGCGAACACTGCCGTGCTGTCGAACAGGCTCCACTCTACATCCGACGCAACGAGGTCGGGCGGCAATACATAGTCTGTCATCGGCCTATCCCATAGCGTCTGTCGAGTTCGTCGAATATGCGCCGGTTATTCTCCGCGAGGATACCTGGCAGCGCATCTTGTAGATCAGCACTCGCACCGCGAGCGTCGATATTGTAAACCGGCGACACGGTAACGCCGCCCATTTTGTTGTTCGGCACGATGTTGCCCGAGGTGCCAGGCACGAACATCTCCGGCCCGCGCTCGCCGACAAGATACGGGGTTCCAGCAGAGACCGAGCCGCCCATTGCGCGTGGAATGAGCGCACCGGCCAATGCTCCAAGGAATCCGCCACTACCAACAAACCCACCGAACAACGATTGCAAGATGGTCGCTGCTGCGGCCTCTGCAATCATGCGGCGAATCACGTTTAGGAAGCCGGAGAGCATACCCTTCAGTCCGTTCTTAAACGGATCAAAAAGGAAGTCCGCAAAACTCGACTGGATGCTTTCGGCTGCTGCCTTGGCAAACTCTTGCATTTGGTCGGTTGCTTTTTTGAATTCCTGCACTGGGGTTTTTTTACCAGTGACTTCAACCTCGGGGAGTATGCGGTCGAGATATTCAGACATCCGCGACTCGGCAAGCGACTGCGATATTGTGCCAGCCTTGAGTTGCCGATCTATCGCCGCGCTAAACTCTTTGAATTCCATAACCGTTCTTTCGATCTCGGTCATGGTCAGATCGTTATCGCGTCGCAGACCTTCTAACAACTTGGCAGAAAGGGCAGCCGCCTCTTTGTCTCGCTTGCTTTGGAGTTCCGTCATCTGTTGTCGAAACTTCCACTCGTTTTCCATTCTATTGAGTGGATCTACTCGTGGCGCACGGCCTCTCCTACCACCTTCGCCTTTACCAAACTGCGAAGGATCTACAGGCTGTGCAATCAACCCAAGATCGCGCCCGAGTTTGGTTGTCGCCTTTGCTGCCTCTGCAGCGAACTTCACCACTTCCGTGAAGCCTTTGATTATCGTTGTCGTGAATGAGTTGGCAGCGGATACTAACGCCGGATCTTTTAGCGCCTTGTTAAAGTCATCAAGTGCGCGTCGTCCTTCTTCTGTCTTCTTTGCGGCTTCGGTAATTTTACCGAACGCGCTCACAAGGATCGTCCCGCTCAAAAGGCCGAAGGCAAGATTCACAGCGCGGGCGGTTACTTTTGCCGTCCGCTCCAAGGTTTTCATTCCCTTGAGTGCGGAGTTGATCGCAACTTGCGTGCGGTCAACCGCTGTGAGGACTACTTGTGCTTGCGCC